TTGACAATGTGGGCAATCTGCTTCATGGTAATATTTTCCACCAAAAGTATTCTCTCTAATTTTAAGAAGAATAGTTTCGATATCTCCTACAGGAATCTTATACAATGCCTCTTGTATATTCCCTTTCCATGCTAGACCGTTCTCTGTTTCTAAAGACTTAACTAGGTCTTCCAAAATCTTAGGAACGTGTCCGATATTTCCTACTACCAATTCTTTGTTTGATAAGTAGTTCTGCTGTTTTCCACGAAGTTCGTCGATTCTAGCGTGATTGAAATGATCTCCGCCGTCGATGAGTCCGTTTGGTAACTTAATAAGCATATATTTCTCCTCTTTTTATGCCATTAAAATCTTCTAATAAGTCGCTTAAGAACATCTGAAGGATTAAGAGGATTAGTGTCTGGTGTAATTGACTCAACACTAAAACTTTCATAACACAATACTAGCTTTTCCATGCTTAATGTGTCATCTGTATCCGAAGAAAAGTCCGAAGCTGGCTTATATTCTATTGGGAATGCTTGATAAAGAGTATAAATCTTTACTGCTCTTCCTGCTCTATCTAAATGCTTTATGATTACTGTCTTTCTATACTCAGGTGTAGGGAATCTTTCTGGTAAGTACAAAGGATCTGGGTTATAAATACTTGGTGCTACCAAATTCTGTTTCACTTGTTCTACTTTACCTCGTATAAAATCGAAGTAAGATGTTATCCATTTATCAAAATTTAAGTCTGAAGTTACGCCTCTCTGCAAAGTTACTGGTCGATATTCTACGCTATCAACTATATTTTTAGGGAAGAGGTGATTTCCACCTTCAGCATATTTATTTGTATTTAGTGCTACTGATGGAGTTTCACATGAAGCAAAACCTAACCTATCAAAGCCATCTATTTCTACTGACCATCTAAACTTATCTAAAGGATCTTTTGATGATGGGCGAGCCATGTATACTCCTTATCGAGAAAATGGCAATGTATCTACAACCATTTGTCCAAGATTTTTAAGAATTTCTTTTCCAAATCCTTTTAATCCACCCTCAAGTTCTAAGAATAATTCATAAGTTAAGGTTAATTCCTCGACTAGTTTATCTTCAGCTTGAGCATTGAGATCATCCCCAGGTTTATATGAAATAGGCCATGAATTGAATAAGTACCAACCCTTAATAGGGTTTCCTTCTCTATCAAGGACTTCTATTACAACATCTTTTCTAAAAGCTTCACTCTGTTGTGGGCCTTTTCTAACATTGCCAGTTAATTCATTAGCAACTCCTAAAAGGGCTAGTTCATCATTTACTAGTCTTAGCCAATCATATAAATCTCTACTTTTTGTGACACCTCTTTTTAAAGTTACTGGCTCATATCTTACAAGTCCTGGTGTCTTTTGAAATCTATATCCATCTATATTTTCTCTGTATGGTATTTCTGAAACTGTAGTTCTTGGCAAAGTTACTTCGCTAAAACCTAATCTCATCATTACAGCTAATTTTTTTGCTACTGTGTCAGCACTTGAAAAAGCCCCAACTGTTTCAGCAACTCCATTTAAATCTGGACTAACAGCTATAACTGTGACTCTAAATCTGAATTTTTCTATCGGATCTTGTGTACTAGATCTAGCCATAATTTCTCCAAATTAAAAGAGAGGAGGAGGTAAAAACCTCCCCCAATCAAAATTAATAACCACCAGATACTGGCTTATCAGCATTACCTGTAATAGCCTGTTCTTTGAAATCTTCATAAGCCAAAGTCAATTGTTCCATTGCTTTGTCTCCGTCTTCACCAGCGTTCAAGTCTGAGCTTGGAACGAAGTTCATTGGGAATGCATTATATAGAGTCCATTGACGAGCAGTATTACCTTCTCGATCAAGCAATTTAATTGTTACGTCTTTTTTATAAGCGTTAAGAGCAGCTTTACCACGAGCACCCAATGCTTCTCGGCCAACATGACCAGCAGTAGGTTTGTGGACTGCACTCATCCATTTATAGAATTCGCCGTTTTTATCTTCAATGATAACTCCACGACTCATAACAATATCTTCCATAGTGCTGAGACCAGCAGCTACTTGGCTAATGTCTGGATCGAGACCTTCACGATAACTAATTTTAGTAGTAGATCGTTTAGGCATTTGAATATCATGAAAACCTAGTCGAACCAATGCAGTTCCTTCAGAACCAGCATCAGCACTCCAACTAACGGAAAATCTAAATTTTTCTAATGGATCAACTTGTGAACTTCTTGCCATAAATTTATATCTCCTTTATTATGCAGTTGGAAGTGGGAATTCAAGTGCGACTTCAAGAAATCGTACGGCCTTATTAGGCTTAATTTGAACTCGTACTCGTAACAAACCTTGGTCCAACTCATTTTGAGTAGGTTCTACTGAAGCTACTTTAAATTGCTGAGCTTCTTGTAAACCAGCAGGGAACAAGTGAATGTTGTTTCTTAAAAATGCTTCAATAGCTCTAGCTACTTGTTCTTGGGTGTCAGGAGAGAAATTTTCCCATAGGAAACTTCTCAAACCAACTTCCAATGAAGCTTTAATATACTGTACTGATCTCATAACTTGGATGAGTTGTTCATCTGCGGTGTAAACTGGAGTTGTTCCAGATTCAGCAGTATATCCACCAAAGATAATATTACCAGAACCAGGAAAACTCGTGATTCGATTAATATAATTCTTTCGTAGAGGCTCACCTTCAAGTCGTTCTGAAATAGTAAGTTCTAAACCAATAATACCAGCTAGACCAGCAAATTTAATACCAGCAGGAGCATGTGATACTCCACCAATAGCGATATTAGAGTCGATACGACCCATAACTCCTGCTACGTGTCCACATGGGTCTACAGCAAGTAGATCTCCAGGAGCAGCAGTAGAAGAGCGATCTGTTAATACTAGGTTATTAAAATACCAAGCTGCAACACGAGAAGGGTTATTAATAACATCTTCTTTATAATGAACTGCAGATGGAATCTCAAGAGTAATGGCATCAGAAGCTGCCAAAGTACCCAAACTAACTACTGTAACTTTATTCAAGCTATCATCAACAGCAGAAATTACTGCTTCAAAAGCTCCAGCCTTTTTGACGATCATACCAGGTTTTACTGCTGATAGATCTAAGGCAGGAAGTTGTAGTACGTTAGTAGAAATTGATGTAATAGTTGTTGAAATCAACTGAACATCTTTATCAGCTTTTTTGATATCTCGTGGAATAGCCATCAACGAGAATACGGTAGACAATGTTGCTCCGAATTCTGTTCTAACTGTTTCACTGTAATCAATCAACGCTGGTTGAACTAAATAAGCAAGTTCAATTGGTAGACCAGGACAGGAAACGAGATTTACATCGTCTACTGTGTCCAAAGCTCGTAAGCCTGAACCGTCTGAAGCACTACCAATATAATCTAGTGCAGTGGCTGATGTGCCAACATGTACTATAATGGCTGTTTTACCAGATCCACCGTTATCGAAATAACCTTGGATTGCATAATATGCATCGTGTGCAATATCATCTGGACCGCCAAATGCCGATTCAAATTCTTCTAGAGTAGTAACCCGTGTTGGGCTATTCTCTGGTGCTCCTAAAAAACTAGTACTGATTAAAAATGCAGTAATAGATGTAGATGCTCCAGGAACTTGTACTACGCCGAGAGGTTGATCGAATACTTGGACCCTTTCAGGACCTATGTTTGTATTCAATAATGACATTTATTTATCTCCCTTTATTCGTCGGATAATATATTTTCTGTTTCTATGTCTTCAATATCCGCAGCAATGTCTGTAACTGCAGTAATTTCTTTCGCTTGTTCCAATTTATCAACCCAAAATTGTACCCAAAACGTAAACTCGTGTACCCAATATTGGGAACCCTCAACGTCTTTGGTTACGTGATCGACAAAATGAAACATAAAAAGCTTAAATTCTGCATTACTAACTATTCTGGCACAATTAGATATTTTATATGTATCTGGAACTATGTCAGCCAATACTACTTGGTCTGTAGATATTTTATCTTTAACCACTGATGTAAATGGGCGTTCAAATCCTTCACCATCGGGTCGTTTGGTGGGACCCAAATCATCAAATATGAAGATTGGGTCTCCAACATTGAGATTTGAATTGTCGCCTACTTTAATCGTGTCGCTACCTCCAGTTAAAACATCCTCAGTCAATACTTCGTCAGCACTTAATGCTGATCTAACTATAACTGGTAAAGCGGTTCTAGGAGGATTAAATTCTTCCCAAACTCGATTTATAATATCTCTATGATTCTGTCTAGTTTTAGAATCAATTCTTATTAGGTAGTAAGCATCCAATGGAATCGCTGGACTTACTCCCACATAAGCTGAAGCAGCTTGAGTACTGCAGCCCCCAGCAACTAAAACTGGTTTTGTTGGGTCCATTACTAGATATTGAACTAGACTAAGATCTGTGTTTTGAAGCACATTTCCTGACCTAGTTACCATTGATCCCAGAGCCGAATCTGGAGTCAGACTGCCGTCTATAGTAATTTTTCCTTGGGCTGCATTAACTGCAATAATGTTAAATACGTTATTGCTAAAATCTGTAAATTGATCTCCAACTATTACAGTCGATAAATCAACTTCTGAACTAAATGTTATTTCTCTAGTACTTGTTTCAAAATTAAAACTAGGTAAATTTTCACATATTACGTTAGAAACAAATATTGAATGATCGCCTAGATTATTTATAGTAATAGAGGATACTTTATAAGTACCTTTATTATTACCATTAAGTAGTCTAATTAAATAACCTACTTGTACTTTTCTAATTTGAAATGCTGTTGTAGTAATCTCATTACCAACAACAGGAACTAAGGCACTACCACTTAAAACTATTTGGTAGGCTTTTGGAGAATATTTTACTGGAGTTACAATCCATTTCCCATATTCTGGGACTATTCTACCACTAAACCTATCTTCACGAGATTTCATTAATCTAATAAAGAAGTGTGGATATTCTACTCCACCAGCATCAGCACTAGAATCATAGTACTCTGCTTCTATTGGGACTTGAACTAATTCTCCAGAAAGTGGATCATAAGTCTCTTTCAAAACTGTTCTGTCTACAGTTCTAGCACTATGAGTAGTAATACGTCTTACTTCTCTTGACAGAGATTCTTCTATATCTTTAAAGATAGTAACTGACATTGTATTACCTCACGGATTTTTCAATAAGCTTAACCATAGCTTCCACTAAGGTATATATCCATTTATGTTCATTAGATATTTGCCACAACATAGCTTCTTCTCTTAGCTTATCTTGAAAATTTGCATAGTCTTTTTCTGTCTCATCATAAGTAGAAACTAATGTATAGGATACACTATCTTTTTTAATAGTTTTCTCTAGTTTTAAGTTTCTAATTAATTTGACTATGTTATTGTATGATTGTACGCTAGGAGCTAGACTTTTTTTATCTTTAAGCTCATCTATTTTATTAAAAATATCTGTTTGAGAGTTATTTTTAGAGACTCTGCTATATATGTGTTTAGCCTCATCGTAATCTCCCTCTTTCAGTTTTTCTATAACATCTGTAATATTGATAAACTTTTTCTTTATTTCCTCAACTCCCTCTTTCAAAAGAGTCCAGTCTGCAAAGCCTCGTTTATCTCTATGTGAATCCCACTTATCACTAGACTTACCAGTATTGCCAGTTTCTCTACTACATACTACTTTTACAAATCTAGTCATATCTATGCCTGGATTTACATAATAGTTAGCTTTACCATTATTATCAAAAAAGACAAAAGTGGCATTATTATAATAGTTTAAAGCTTGGTTATATTGAGATTCAAAACTGTCAGCTTCTCCTATAGGAAGTCTTAAGTTAACTCCAGAAGACATTCTACTAGCAGGAGAACCATTTAAAGGGTCTATAGGTTTACTAGCAATCTTATTAGTTATTACTGCTAATTTACCATCAGCTAAAGTATTATAGTCTTTAGTTTGAGACGCTTTACTAAGATCTACTCCAGTTAAATGCTTTATAAGCTCTTCATCTGATTTCTTAATATTAATTTGTGTGTCGCCCAAAGATTGGTTCTTAACCTCTACTTTAGATTTTTGTTCATTATTAAGCATAGATAATAGCTTAATTTTTAACTTAGCTAAATCGGCACTTAAAGTTGTGTCTAATGATTTGTTTATAACTTGGGGCTTTAAGTTTTTCTTAATCTTATCAACTAGAGCTAAAGCCTCTAAATTATCTACAGTAATCTTCAAAGACATATTAACCTCTGCCGACTGGAATTCCTTGCATTACGCCACGACGTTTTTCAACAGCTAGAATTCGTTCCCACTCATTACGCCAGAATAATAAATTTTGGTCACTGACTGAACTACCATCTTCTCCACGACTAGCTAAAAGAATGCTCCAAACTGTGTAATAAACACAAAATAAACGATTATTAGCAGTATTACCTCTAACTTGACTAAGATTTAATTCTTCTCTAAGTCTATGTGAAGCATCTCTAATATGATCTTCTATAAGTAAATTTCTAGTTTCTACATCTTTTCTGTATGCTTCAGGAAGGTAAGTATCTATGTTAAACTTCTTTTTTCTTACATCATCAACTGTTGCATAAGTAGAAGTTAATGTACCGATCATACCTGCGGCTGGAATAATAGTAAACCACTCATCACCAAAGTTGAATGATTGTCCTCCAAGAATTCCTTGATAACTAATAATATAATTATCTAGAGGAGTGATAAGAGAAGGAATGTCCCAAGTAAATTCATACTCGAAATCTTGACCAGGAACCAGTGCTCCAGTTAATGTTGCTACAATTTCTGGTACAGGAGTATTTCCAGTATTTAAAAAGGCTGGTTGTAAAATCTTAGCATTTGGTACTGTCATAGTATCTACTTGAGTAGGTCTACCATCACTAGTAAATATTGTCTTAAACTTTACAGTAGTTCCTTTAATAAAGACGTAGGAATCTTTAGGTTCAGTTCTAGTTCCTGCTACAGAACTTATAACTCTTGACATAAATTACCCCTTTTTCTTTGGTTTCTTCTTTGCTGGCTTCATTCTTTTTGGATCATTATCTGAACCCAATTTATTTAAAACTAATGTAACTATATCTTCTCCAGCAATAGTACTAGCATTTTCTAGAATAGATTTAAATTCTACCATTCCAATAACTCCACCTACTAGTTTAGATACTGGAACTAATCCATCTAAAAGATAATGTTCAAGCAAAAATCCGCTAATTACGGTTAGTTGATATATTAACATTTTAGAGATCGTTCTACGCATTGCTGCTGACTTTAGAGTTTCACCTCTTCGCCTAGCTGCCCAAATACCTGTTATCAAATCAAAGAATACAAGTAATCCTACTGCAATAAGTATCATTTTTATCGGAGCTAAAGCTGCTGCCGCCACAAATAATATTTTCTTTAACCATTCCATTTAAATCTCTCCAATAAAACCAAAGCCCATAAGCTCAAAATTAAAGCTGTATTGAGCCATACAATCCAGTGTATCCTCGGTTCTACTGGAATATTTTGTTTAACTCTGTTTCTATTTAATCGTGCCATTATTTTGCCTCTAAAGTTTGAATAATATCTTTAGGTGTCAACAAATATTTTGGTTTAGGTAATTTATAGCCTAAATCCTCTAGCAATTCTCCCATTAATTCTGAACAAATATATCCTTTTTGATCTTTTGTATGAATTTTACCATTAGTAATATCACACATAAATATTTGTAAAAGTTCTAACTTAGAATATTTTTGTCCTGCTAAATCTATACATTTTTGACTAAATTTTTTAAATTGTTCACATGTTAATTCTATTTCAATCTCTTTAACAACTTCATTTTCTTTTTTAAAATTATTAAATTCTATAAAATGGACCATACCATGTGAAGCTTGATATAAAATATCTCTTTCCTGATCCGATAAATACCATCTAGCATATACATGAGAATATGGGGCATCAAGCCACCATTGAATAGCTTTTGATCCAATTAAATTATTTTTTGATGCTCCAATTATAATTTTTCTCATATTAAGCTCTATACATCTCAAGTATCATCATTACTTCATGTTGCATTCCTGCATCATGTTTCAATACTAATCTTAATTTATTTGTATGATATGTCGCATTATAGGTCATATACTTTGAAACTCTACCATCTGCATGAACTTTGTCAGTTGGATCAATAAATTTTAAGTTTACTCCTCCAACCATTTCTTTTGACCCGCCATAATTTTCAGCAATATCAGGAACTCCTATAACCCATAAACGAATGTTAGTTGTAGGCTTAGTATGTTGTTGTAATTGACCACCAACAATCTCATAATCATGAGTTGGTTCAAAATCCACAACTGTTTTTACAGCATTACTTTCATTTTGAGAATCAGTTATCTCTGTTCCATTACTGTCATAAATTTTATAGGATACTCCAGTTCTAGACGTATCATTTTCTTTTTTACAATAAATAGAATTTAATTTAGATGTGGTAAACTCTATTGGACATAAAAAGTATACCCAACCAGCTTTTGCTGCAGTTGGTCTACTATAAAGTCTTCCATCAGGATCTTTTTGTTCATCTGATTTATTATTTGCATAAGACTTATAATTACTTTCAAAATCTGTTTGGTCAGATCCAGAATCCTTAAAAATACTGGTTTGAAAAGTTCCACCATTATCAGAATAAGAAATTAAATAAAAATCTCCGCTATCAGTAGATCTTTCTATAAACCTAATTTTTTCTTTATAAGTTATAATATTTTTAAAATTTGACCAAGATAAATCTACAATCATATATAATCCTATTAATAAGTAGTATAGCGAATAATATACTCAAATCCAGACAAAGCCTGACCTTGACCAACTACTCTTAACCATAATTTTTCTGAACCAGTAGATACCGTAGTCATTGTCGCTAATGCGCCATACCAATAAAAATCTCGATCTATTGAAGAGCCTGCTGTGGTTCCAGAATAATCCATCAAAGTTGTATTGGCTAATGTTCCAGTAGATGTACCAGTATTATTATATCGTAGTTCAAATTGTAAGTTTTTATCTACAGCACCAAAAGTAGCATATCCTACCCAAAATTGTTTTCCATTAGGAATAGTTCCTAAATCTATCCAAGTTTCTGTACCCACAGTTCCAGTATTACTCATGGTTAGATCAAATACAGGTTGTATGCTTGCCATTTTCTTACTCCGTAGTATATACCACTTTATAGCTATAAGATGCTAAAGTAGTTGATTTTGCCTTAATACATATCCACCAATGTTCTACACCAGTTCCATAAGTAGTTACTGTATGTAGGGTGCCTCTTTTATACAAATCTTGGGTTACAGTAGCTCCTGCTTTTGCAGAGATAGAGGCTAAAAGAGTACAATCTGTTGCTATTGCTGTAGATTTTCCAGTTTTATTTGTATATAAATAAAAGGAATCTGCCTTAGCTCCATATACAGTCCAACTACCTATCCACATTCTAAGTCCAGTAGGAATTAAACCTAAATCTATCCATAATTCTGATCCATTTGATCCTGACGCAGATTTAGTTTGATCGAATATTATAGTAGCCATTAGATTTCATTCCCCGTAAAATAAGCTCTTATATTACCTCTGGAATTAGTTGTTTCATATGTAATTTTAAAAACATCTCCTGCAGAACCTATAACAACTCCATTTCCAAAATTTACTGGAATTGTACTTTGTCCTTGGCCACCAACTTGTAATGTCATAGCAAACATTGTATTAAATGTTCCAGTACCACCAGTTTGCTTTTTGAATCTAATTACTGTTGTAAATTGTAAATCATAAGAACCAGTAAAATTATTTATTGCAAATTTTTTGCCTGAAGGTACTGTATAAATAGTATCTGTTAGATCTGTTTCTGTTTTTGTAGTAACAGGAGTCATTCCATATTTTACTATACCATTTGCGGAGGTAGCTCCTAAACTTGAGGCTATTGAAGAGAGAGTAATATTAAGATCATCATCTCGTACAACAACTATTTCTCCAGGAACACTTTTTACTTCTATTTGGGCAGGAAATAGACCTTTAATTAAATCCATCCCATCTGATATTCCTAAATCAAATGAGCCATCATTAATTATTATTGATCCATCCCCAACTTTAGTGACAATATTATCAGATGCTGACCACAATAAATAGTCTTGCGGTGGAATTGTATACTGAGAGTTAGCGAGAACAGTTATACCAGTATCTGCTATAGCAATATTTGAGTTTGTAGTGTTTTTGAGAATTTTAGCCATACTATACCGTTGTTCCGGTTAATTGTAAACCACATACTACGTTTTTAGGAGAATTGGCTGTTGTAGTAGCTATTCTTACAGCTATTTGTTTATTATGAGGCACTGGCCAATTGACAGGAAAATCCTCACCTTTAGCAGCCGTTACAGTAACAGTTCCTAAAGAAGTTAATCCTACGCCGTTGCCGTCGTGATATAAAATTTCAATAGTATAAGTTGTAACCAATTCATTACTTACAAAAACATGAGTGACTGCAGCATTTTGAATATATACCCATCTTCCAGAAATATTACTAGGTACTGTTTCATTCTGAAGGTATGTT